ATGGCTACGTTCACTCCCGTTATTATTAAGCATCACAAAAAAATCGATGGCACCTGGAATGCCAAGATCAGGATTTCCCAAAAAGGAAAGTCAGCATACATCGATACAAGTGTAAACATCACTAAGTCTGATATTGATTCCAGATTCAAGATCAAGCGAAATGTGATTGCAGAGAAATTCTCTGATATACTCCGAGAATACTATAATGCACTAACTCCCCAATTAAATGACCATGGGGATGCTCAATTGATCAAAAGGAAACTGCGGGAGATAAAAAGCGCAAGTAAAGTTGAATTCATTGATTTCCTTGAGGTGTGTGAAAAGATTATCCAGGAGACAGTAGAGTTTTCTTCCAAAAATTCCGCTATTCCATTAAGAACCGTTACAAATTCATTAAGGGATTTCACTGCTAAATTGAACGGGGGTAAGGCTGCAACACTTTCCCCAACCGAAATTACATCCCAATTCTTAAAGGATTATGAGAAGTACCTTAGAACAACGCGCCACCTGGTCCGCACAAACCAATTCGGGAAACCAGTAGTTACCAAATCAGCACCTTTGAGCGATGCGGGGGTATTCAAGCATATGGCAAACTTGCGTTTACTTTTTAATGCATGCAAAGCACATTATAATGATGAGGATACTGGCAAAATTGTTATACCTAACAATCCATTCGCAAAGTATAAAATTGCCTCAGTCAGGAAAAATGTAAAAAGATCGCTAACAATTGTAGAATTGGTGAAACTCTATCAAGCTGAACCGTTAAGCCCCCGCGAGGTGCTGGCTAAGGATATGTTTTTCTTAAGCTTTTTTTTGTGTGGGATGAATTCTGTTGATATTTATAATTATAACCAAGCGATGAAAATCGTAAATGGCAGGTTATCCTATAATAGGAGTAAGACTATGGGGCGCAGGAGTGACAGTGCGTTAATTTCGATAAAGGTGACAGAAATAATAGGCCATATAATTGATAAATATGCGGGAAAAATTTATCGTCGATTTTCTGATGGTAGGACCTTTAATAAATCTCTGAATATTGGTCTTGGCAGTTTATCAAAACGTGCGGGATTAGGTAATTTAACCTTCTATTTCGCCAGGCATACCTTTGCGACTATTGCGCGTAATGATTGCAAGTGCAGCAAGGATGATATCGCCGAAGCGCTGAACCATGTTGATACCAATTTGAGGGTGACGGATAATTATATAGCAAAGGATTGGAAAATTGTGGATGATGTTCAGGAAAAAGTTTTAAAGTTTTTTTTCGATAAAGTCGATGAGCTTGGCCAATTTGCTCTCAACGCTCAATAACTTTATTTCTAGTTCGCTTACCCTATGGTATAAAGCTTGCTCCTTTTTCGATCCTGATGGAACCTTGCTGCCTTCGAATAGATCCGTAACGTCCATTCCCATAGAGGATAGCGCAGCTAGTATCTGTGCGTTGGGTAATAAAGCATCCCTTTCTATTCTTGAAATAGTTGTTTTGTGGGATTTGGCTTTGTCAGCTAGTTCCTGTTGTGAAATACCTTTTAAAGTTCTGAAGGTCTTTACTTTTTGTCCGATTGTTGCCATGTCAAAGTGAAATTGTATGTGTTTTTAAATTGTTCTGTTTTCTTTATAATATATGTTCTGTTATTGATCTGCGCGCTTTCCAAAACCAATTGTACAGCAGATGCCAAAGCTTCACGAAGTTCTGCGTCATCGCAATGGATATTGACGTTCGTGATATCGCAATCTTTTATACTGTTGATCTCAATGCTCTCAGGCATCCATTTCCGAGTGCCTTTAACATAAATCCCATTAACTGGATGATGGATCAGAAATCTCCATAGATGGTCAGCCAATGCGTGATTGCCCTCATTGTCGCTCCACCAATGGTGTGGCAAAGTTGGTGAGCTGGTCATGGTTATTGCTGCTCGTCAACTTCTCTTTTAATAACATTATATACCTGGTTCACATCATCAAGATTGATTGTGAAATCAGGGTATTTTGTTTTGTCGGGATTAAGTGAAGTTAATGTTATTTCTCCAGTAGTAAGATTCTGTGATGCAATCTGTTTAACAACAACTCCTTCGGTCCTATGCACGAAAAGCCAATTTGGCCATTTGTGCGTGTGGAATTTGCTTGTCCAATATTGCTTATCCACCTCTCTACCTACAACTACGATACCATCGGGTATTGCTTCCTTTATATCTCCATTATCCATACTATCTCCTGCAACTTCGAAAGCCCTGTATTTCCCTTTGGCTAATACATTTGTAGTAAATGAGTGCTTCGGCAATTCTTCAAGGAAATGATCATCTCCATATCCGGACAGGTAGCCTGCCTGAGCATAAACCGGCACTAATTCAACGGTCATTAACCATCGGCCAGGGGAAATCTCGTAAACCTCATTAGATGTAATTGAAACTGGATTTAATATCGGAACTCCGCCCATCTGATCAAGGGTCTCTTTCTCCTTATCGGTCATTTGAAGAATATCAACGATCTTCATTTTTTCATCGGTGTTTTGGTACACCGGTTGGCTTAGCCTGCTTCCTAAAGAAACACGGGACATCCCTAATTTTTTAGCCAATTCTTCCTGGCTAATGCCTCGATTCCTAAGGATAGATTTGATGTAATCTCCTTGGTGATTCATGTTTTAAGTGTGTTTTTGCAAAAAATATTGTACAAATGATAAAAAATATTTGCAAATGATAAATATTCATTTTACATTTGTATTGTCAAAGTCAAACAAATATAATTAAAAGTGTGTCAAATGCAAAAGAAATTTAACATCTGCTCAATTTTTTATTCTTATAACCTAATAATTCTGTTTCGCCTATGGAGGATTTAACAAATTCAGTTGCGCCTATGTCCTGGCGCGATAGATTGGATCAATTGCCGGTCAATGGTTCAATCGCGGTGGAAAGCAAGCTAGCTAAATCGGTTCGATGTATCGTCAGTAAGCACTTCCATAACAAGGATCTTAAAATCAACAAACGTTTTACAGTTAAAAAAGACCCGAACAGTCCAAAAGGTAATTTTCGGGCATGGAGATTAGATGATAAAGTTAATAAGTGATAAAGATATTACACTTGTTGAGGATCAATCCATCTTAGCGCGGTTCATTCGGTCTGTTTCAAAGCAGACCGCAATTGAACTGGCAACACTGACAGGACAATTGAAGCCTTACATCAGTAAAGCCGAAGCCTATAAGATTGCAGGGTCAAGAAGGATTGTAGATAAGTGGATTGAAGAAGGCGATTTGAAAGATCATAGCGAGGGGAACGGGTCTTTCAGGATTAGCAGGGCTGAACTTGACTCGCTAATGGAGGCAGGCGATTTAATCAAACACCAAATCGAAAGAGAAAATGAGCAAATCAGAAAAAACAGAATTACTAAAGCTGGCAAACGGTCTGCTTAGTGAGGTTAGAGAAGCAATAAAAGAATTGAGAGAAATAAAGGCAGCAATGTCTGCGTGAATGGGGCGGCAACCCTTAATCAGTGTTAACATCAAAAATGTAATTTATTATGAACGGACGTATTTTAAAGCTCGACAAAGACGGGCAAAAAATGGAGGTGCAACAAGGAAGCACCCTTCCAGAAATCGGCAGAATTAAAGTAGGCATGAAATCCGACAAAGGTTTTCCTACTTCATTGGATTATTTCCGGGCCACTGGAAAATTCGCAAATCAATTCACATCGCTCATGGGCGAAAAACCTAATGAACTTCACATCGCTTTCGTATCGAATAATATCAGCGAGGTGTGCAATGAACGTTTCGAGGCTTGGGATAAAGGCAAAAGATTAGGTTATGGAGATGGTGAAACTTTCACTGTATGGAATCCGACAGGCGGGAAAGAGGGCAAGGGAGAATATGAGTCAGGATTACATAAAAACGATCCTAAAGTTAAGGCACTTGGTAAACTATGGGCGCAAACACTAACGCTTCGCTTTGTATTATTGAAGATGAAAGGTGTGCTAGGATATTGGACATTTGAAACAAAAGCAAAGGAAACCACCATTCCTAGCATTGTTAAAGCTTTCGATATGGTAATGGAAAGATCAGGTAGTATTATTGGTTTCCCATTCTCATTGGTAGTTGAAAAGGTTCAGTCCTATACTCCAGGAATGGCAAAGAATTACCCAATTGTGAAGCTTGTTCCAAATTTCACTGAGGAAACTATCGAAGCTGTGCGCGGATATGTAGAAGCAGGTGGTGAAATGAATCGCATCACAACCAACATGATTACGAGCGGGGCGATCTTGGCTGGGGCTAAGCAGCTGGCTGTTGGTCAGTCTGACGCGGCAAGTGAAGTTGTCGAGGACGTAGAAGTGGAGGAGGTTAAATAATGGCTATAACATTCGAACAAATACACACGGATTGGTTTCGCGAAGATGCACTTCGCTTACCATCCTACAAGGTAGGGCGTGTGAATTTCGGTCAGGGACGCGCATACATCCGTCTTAACCAAGATGGGGCTCCGGTGTTATCGCCATTGAGGCTTTACACTTCGTTAACTACGGCGATCTCGCAGTGCGCTCCTATGGAGGATGGTCTTTTGGATTGGTATATCAAGCATGGCAGACAAGAGGCTGCCCGTTTGTTGGAAGTCGCGCAGAATTACGGCACCCTACTTCACCTTGAGATAGGCAAATGGTTGATCAATGGTAGCTATGATTTTTCCGCAACTGAGCAAGTGGTGGAAGATTACCTTTCCTCCGAGAACTTCTACCAACCCGAATGTAATGGTTGGGCGGAGAAATTGCGCAGTGACATGGCGGCTTTCTGTCAATTCTTTTTTGATTATAAAGTAAAGCCACTGGGGATCGAATTCGTTCTCCTGTCAGATCGTGGCTATGGAACATTAATCGATCTAGTGTGCAACATGACCATTCAAGTAGATGGTTTCGATGAAAGCGATCCGTACAAATCAGGACCTCGTAAAGGTCAATCTAGAGAATGCAAAGTTGACAAAGAGGTTCGTGCCATCATCAATTTCAAATCGGGCCGTCACGGTTTTTACCGAACCAACGGTATTCAAATTGAAGCAGAGCGCCAACTATGGGAAGAAAACTTTCCGGATCTTCCATTAGATGCAGCTTTCAATTGGGCACCAAAGGAATGGACTGGCGATGTGCCTACCTACAATCTTAAGGATTGGACGGGCGACGTGAGCCGAGAGGAAGTAGATGCCGTTCTTACATTGGCGGATATCCGTTACGCTAGTAAAGCAGAGCGAAAGGTGTACACAACTATCGGCGGGGTGTTATCCATCGCTGATCGTTCAGAGGGGTTGTCGCAGGTTGTGCGCAGAGAAGGTATTTCCGAATTCGTAGGACGCAAGTTCGGCCATGCTACTCCACAGATGGAATTATCAGAAACTCGCAGACCGTCGCCGGTTGCACCAGTCGCAGTTAAAGAACCAAGTTCAGAACCATTACCATTTTAAAATCATGTCAACACAAGAAAACAAGGTGGGGATAATATCCCTGTCACAATCTGACTTGCAAAGTGCAGGATCAGTATATACAACATCAGTTGAAATGTTGGGTAAGTATCGCGTGAAGCATAGTGCGCTCTTGGAACGTGCTACCGAAGCAGGAGAAAAATTACCAAAGGATCTGGATGATGAATTGATGAACTGGCAGGTATCCGCAAAGAAAGCTGTAAAGTTTATGAATGAAACGCGTTCGGTTTATACAGACAAAGCGCATGCTTTCATCAAGGAATTTACAGCACTTGAAAATACTTTGGGTAAAGAATTGTACGAAACTATCCAGCACGTACGCGACTGTTCTGCAAAGATCCATGCTCAGGAAGCTGCGGCCGCTCGTGAAAAAGAAGAAGCCGAATTACGTGAGAAACAGCGCAGAATTGATGCTATTGCAGAATTGGAATCTCAATTACGTTCGGGGTACGCAAATCACCTTGCAAACGTCAAGCAAACTATTCTTCAGGTATATAGTAACACAACGCTGGAGCAGATAGAAGAAGCGGAATCAGCCGTTCTCGGGTTTATCGGCGGTACACTTTCCGAAGAAGCATGGAATGCGATAACGTTGGTTGGTGACACTGCGCTGATTGGTGAGGTGCGGACTGCAGAACGCTTCAATGCATGCTCAACTCACTTCACAACAGAGGTGACCAAATACGCTGAATACATAATTACCTTATTTCCTGCCCGCAAGGAAGAATTAGAACGTGGTGAGCAAGAAAGTGCCCAAGCGGCGGAGTTGGCAAGAAAACAGGAAGAAGAAGCCGAAAATGCAAGGAAGGAAGCCGAAAGACGCGCAGCCGAACAAGCGGAAAAGGAAAAGCAACAAGCTACTGTAACCGTTATGGTATCGCAGGCAAACCGTGAAGTTGACGCTCCGCGTGCAATTGAATCATACTCAATAACTGTTGGGTCGGTGGATGGCTGGCGTGCGGTTGTGGATTACTACCTAACCAATGCAGGTATTCCCGCGCAGGAGTTGGGGAAGGTGAAACTTGATAGCATGGTAACCTTTGCAGAACGTCAAGCGAAATCGACCGGGGAAATGATATCTCACGAGGATGTGACGTACGAACCGAAGTATAAAGCCGTAGCACGAGCTACTAAGAAGAAAGCAGCGTAATGCACATCATTTGGAAAATTGTTGTGGTGGTAATTGCTACCGTAATTGCCGCTACTTGGGATTATAAATATTTGAAGAAAAGGAAATGACCGCAATAAAATTCAATGCCAATATCACAGGAAACGTCGTGCCAATGCAATTCATTCCTCAGTTCAAGGCTGCCATCAGCCTACTCAACAGCGCAGAGCATTTTGAGAACTCACTCCGCGAATACGCATCACAGGTAAGGATGACACCGAAGCTCGTGCAAATCGCAGGTTTGTCAACGCCGAAATTCATTGATCCCGTTCAGTACATCGTCGAAAAATCAACAATAGCGATTGAGGCAATGAAAGAAGTGAATTCAATCATCAATCAGATACACTTCAAGAAATCGGGCAAACAGGCAATCGTGGAAATGCAGTACGACATTATTTCCACAGTGGATACGTTCTATTGTCTTTCTCTAACCCAACAGGCACAGGTTGCCGAATTAATTAACGAGTTAAATAATAAAAATAAATAATAAGAATATGCAAATTTCAGGATTCGTGCACGAAGTAGGTGCAACTCAACAGGTATCGGACTCATTCAAGAAACGCGATTTGATCGTGGTGGTGTCGGAAAACCCTCAGTACCCCGAATACATCAAAATGGAAGCTACGCAAGACAAGGTTACCTTATTCGACGGATTAAGCCAAGGCGATGGTGTAACGGTGGACTTCAACCTTCGCGGTAGACCGTGGACAAACAAAGATGGTGTAACTTCGTATTTCAATTCGCTTGTAGCTTGGAAATTAGCCAAGACAGGCGTTAATGCTCCGTCTGCATTACCTAGCGCAAGTCAACCGGCAGTTAATATCGCTGAGGATGCTGCAAGCGCTCCAGACGATGATGATCTACCATTCTAGTCAAGCCAGCTAATGCCGGCTAAACTTCAAATTTTTTTTTGTTTAAATGTTTCCGATTCGCTAATTTTGGAAACATCACAAGGCGGGATTTAGGACGGCAATCCCCCGCCTTGTTTAATGCAATTTATTATGAACTTATTGAAACCCATCAAATGCTCTTGCTGTGGCGAGACAAATGAGGCTTACTATGAATTCTTTGGGCATCAGATTAAACAGAAGTGCCTAAACTGTAAGACCTATATCAAATTCATCAAAAATGATGAAGTACCTGATTTTAAAGATTCTTATCTGAGGATCTTATCGTTGTCAAATCAACAAAACGACTTACTAAACAGAGTTAATGCTACTGCTAAAGTATCTGAAAATCTTTCTCGTATTGAAAGGAATATGATGTTTTGGCAATTGTATTTGGATGTTTTGAAGAGGAGGGAGGTGCATCATGAATCCTGTTAATTTTACCCTTCGGCCATATCAACAAGATTTTGTAAACAATCTCTCACGTTCCCTTCGTGACCATAGGAGAGTTATCGCTTGCGCCGCTACTGGTAGTGGGAAATGTTTGGCAAAAGGCACTAATATTCTAATGTTTGATGGATCTTCTAAAAAAGTTGAAGATGTAAAAATTGGAGATGTTTTGATGGGTCCAGATAGCATGCCAAGAAATGTTATTTCTCTAGCTCATGGCTTTGAAGAAATGTATGACATTATTCCAACGAAAGGAGAAAAATATACAGTAAATGAAAGTCATATTCTGAGTTTGAAAATTACTGGCACTAACAGCGGCTGTGTTGTAGAGGGTAAATCTTACCTATCAGGGGAGATTGTAAATATCTCCGTTAAGGATTACTTAAAAACTAGCAAAACATTTAAACACTGTGCTAAAGGATACAGAGTTGGCGTTGACTTTCCTAAACAAGAGAAGGAATTAAAAATTGATCCGTACTTTTTAGGAATGTGGCTTGGAGATGGGAGTAGGGGAGATGCTTGTATTACAACGATTGATAAAGAAGTGATTGATTATCTAATCAACTACGCTGATTCGATAGGGTGTATAGGGGAATTAAGAGAGTATAATGGTAGAGCGACAACGGTATATTTTAAAGATAAAATTCACAAAGGGAGATCAGGTTGTACAATACTTAATGCTTTAAAGCATCATGAATGCCTATACGATAAACATATCCCTAAAGAGTTTAAATGTGGGTCAAGAAAAGTTCGTTTAAACATATTAGCTGGATTAATTGATAGTGATGGGTCTTTATCTCAAGGATGTGTTGATTTTATTAGTAAAAATGAAAGTTTAGCAAATGATTTTTGCTTCATAGCAAGGTCATTAGGATTTGCTGCCTACGTCAAAAAATGTATAAAAAAATGCAAAAACTCTACTATTAAAAATCATTCGGCAGAATACTATCGCGTGTCCTTAAGTGGGGATTTATCTATGATACCTACTAAAATTTTAAGGAAAAAAGCACGGGAGAGACAGCAAAATAAAAATGTATTAATGACGGGGATAAAAGTTAACCCTGCTGGTTACGGTGAATATTATGGGTTTACTTTAGATGGTGATAGTTTGTTTTTATTATCTGACTTCACGGTCACTCATAATACTAAGATGTTCATCGATGTGGCCTATCGCGCTATTTCAAATGGTCGTGCCGTGGTAATCATTTCAGAGACAACAAAGATATTCGACCAAATTATCAATGAAGCTGGTGGAAAACAGATTGCCAATGGGGAAAAGCATGTTCATATCAAAGGAGGTGAGTTGTACATAGCTATGGCGCAAACGCTGACACGTCGACCGTTGATAATCCAACAACTTGCTTCGCTTGAATTTCCGCCGCTCATTATAATAGATGAAGCGCATATCGGAACACCATCCAATATTATCCGCAGGTTGATTGAAGCGAGCAATCCGTATATTCTTGGTTTCACCGCTACTCCCGATGCTCGCGTCGCTAAGCACCTACCAGAACTATATAACTCATGCGTGGTTTGTTGCCAGGTTGATGAATTGATCCAACAGGGATTTCTTTGTAGCTACCAGCACCTTGCGCGAACCAAGGCTGACACTGATATCCTCGAAATGCGAAATGGTGAATATACCGAAGCATCGCAGAATGCAGCTTTCGGCACTTCCGCTGTTTATGATGGAATATTCGATGATCTTCGTTCCCGATCATTCTCTAAATGTATGATTTTCGTCGCATCGATCAAGCATGCAAGAGAAATGAATGAGAGACTGCATGCTGAAGGGTTCGCGTCGATCGAGTACCATTCGCAGCTTGAAAACTCCGCGTATCAACTAGCAAAATTTACTGAACTTGGTTTAGCGAATATCTGTGTCAGCGTTGCAAGTTTGACGAAAGGTTTCGATCTCCCTCAAGTTGACTTGGTGATACTTAACCGCGCAACTACCAGTTTGCCGCTTTACTTACAGATGATTGGCCGCGGGAGCCGCCCTGTTTGGTCCGCGGACGGTAGGCAAGTTAAGTCTCACTTTACAGTACTTGATTACGGCGGTAATTGGGAGAGGCACGGTTTGTACTTTGAGGACAGAGAATGGGACAAGATGTGGGAAGTTACTAAACGAAAAAAGCGAGGGGAAGGTGTTGCTCCTGTGGCACTTTGTCCATCATGCGAATCGATTATCCCTGCTAGCGTGAGGATCTGCCAATACTGTGGTCATGAGCGCCCGCTTACCGAAAAAGAGTTGGAGCAGGGGGAATTGGTGGAGGTAACGTCCCATTACACAAATCTTGTTGGGCGGACTATCAGTCAGCTTACTCCAAACGAACTCGCGATTTATGCAAAGATGAAAAAGAAACAACCCTTTGCTGCCCGTGTGGCTAGGGCGCAGGAACAATTGAAGCAAGGTTTCCTTGACGCCTTTACTGCGGCTATGGGGTACAAGCCAAGTTGGGCGGACCACCAAAAGAAAATGATCGGGGCATCACCAATAGAATTTGCGGATATCCAATTACGATAACAACTAACCTATGAGCAACGAAACGAAATTAGCTTCCGTTTGGGCAAGCGTGGAATCCCTTATCGAAGATGGTATATCTATCATGCCTGTTTATGATAGGACAGTAGGCAGCAAGAATGCAAAAGATCCCTGCTTATTTAAGTGGAAGCACCTTCAGTCCCAAAGGATGGATAAAGGTGAGCTGTGGCAGGCAATGCAGACATATGATACTACTGCAGTTGCAGCTATTACCGGAGAAATCTCAGGTAGGTTGGAATTGATAGACGTCGACAGCAAGTATGAGCCAGGAGTTGAGGCTCTACTGCTTAAGGATATCGCAGAGATGTACCCACATATATACCCACTATTACGGATTCATGCTACCCCTTCCGGAGGCAGACATTTAATATACCGTATTGAGGACGGCGATGTGCCTGGTAGTCAAAAGTTGGCTGGGAGGGAAAAGACCCAAGAGGAAGTGGATTCGGATATAAAAAAAGGGGCTAAAAGACCTTCACGTACTGTAAACTTCCTTGAAACCCGTGGTGAGGGAGGTTATTTCCTTTATCCGCCAAGCATGGGGTATTCAATTATTCAGGATGTGCCTATTCCCCTGCTGACATGGGAGGAGCGCTGTGGATTGATCAATTTATGTAAGTCCTACGATAGGATAGTAAAGGTCGAGCCCACACCTCGCCCGACCAAAAAAGAGGATGATTGGTACACAACCAACCCATTCGAGGACTTCAACCAAACATGTGATCCTATTGCTCTGATGGAGGAGTTCGGGTGGAAGGTAAAACCTTATCAGAACAATAGGTTCATTTGGTTCACCCGTCCTGGAAAAGAAAATGGGGTATCTGCGTCCTATAACCAATCCAAACGAGTGTTCTATATCTTTACCACATCCACCGATCTTAAAAGTGAGCAAGGGTATAATCCAGCATCAATTTTGGCAGAATTTAAGTTCAATGGAGATAAGAAATTGACATTCCGCCATTTGGTAGATAATGGATATGGTCAGGTGAAGAGGTCCGTAGAGCAGGCTGTGATTAAAAAGGCCGCGATTCAGGGAGCCAAGATTCCAGAAAACTTTAGTGATGAGGCTAAGGAACTCCATGCACAAATGGCGAAGGCACATTATGATAACCATCCATACGGTCATTTCTGGGAAATGAACAAGGATCGAGATTGGGTCATCAATATCGAAAACTTCATACATGTGGCCACTTCGCTCGGATTCAGGTCCTACTTCAATAATGTCGTTCAGATCAATGATAAGTTTGTAGAGAAAGTGGATGACGTATTTCTTTATGATATGATGAAGGCTTACATTAAAGTTGATGATGAAGATGATTGCACCGAGATAAGAGCTGTTTACGAAAAATTCCTCAAGACCTATGGGAAGTTTATAACCGATAAAAGACTCCCTGCATTTACTGATGAAGAAGTGTTGTCAGATACTGCGGATACGTGTTATAAATTCTATTCAAATTGTTTTATACAGATAACTTCCAATAACATTAGGATAAAATCCTATAATGAATTGGACGGTATGATCTGGTCTGATAAGATCATGAGTCGCGAATACAACGCCGATGCAGCTCCCTCAAATCTATATCAGCTTTATTTGACCAATTCAACAGATCCAACCGGAAGGTCGGTGCAGGAACATGTAAAGAATGTGATCGGCTGGCTTTGCCACGACTACAATTCGCCTGCACGTATTTACATTGCCGTGCTTACTGAAATGGTTATGGATCCAAAGGATGGCGGGGGATCAGGTAAGAACATCTTCGTGAACGTCCTTTCCAATATGATCGGGGTGAGTACCGCAAGTGGTAGTATGGTTAAATGGGATGATAAGTTCTTTGCTGTATGGAAGCCTTCTGATAGAGTTTATTTCATTCCGGATATTCCGAAGGTTGTGGATTGGCTTTTCCTTAAGAATGCTGTTGAAAACCCGTTGGTGAATAAAAAGTATGATAGGGAAATATCAGTTAGCATCGATCAGACGCCCAAGGTAGTCATAAATACCAATTATAGTTACGCTGATCTCGACGGCGGGTTGAAGCGTCGTATCATTCCGATCGAGTTCACTGATTACTACACGAAAAACGGTGGTGTTGATGGTGTCCATGGGAAACTTTTCCCATCTAAAGGAATGGAAGGGACATGGACAAAAGAGGACTGGAAAGGTTTTGATGATTTTGTCATCCATTGCATTCAGGTCAATTTATCCAACGACGGTAAGCTTAGCCCTACAAGATTGAGTGATGATGGATGGGTGAAAAAATTCATTAATATGTACGGTGAGGATAATTATGATTTTATTAGTGATAATATTGAGTATTGGAGAAAAAGAGACACTCACGGATTGCCAGGTTGGGTAAAGGTAGATGATTTCCAAAGAGAATATGATGATTATGTGAATTCATTGAAGGAAAGGTATAAACTAGGTAAAAAGAAGCTTATGTCCGCTATGAGAGAGTATTGTGAAAGGTTTGGTATTGCGTTTCAATGTAGTGTTCAAAAGCGTCTAGGCCCGACAAAAGCAAGGTATCATATTTTTGGAGAGGTTGACAATCATTCTCAGATGGATTTTGATGACCAGGATGACGGAATACCCTTCTAACACCAATCTAGCGTCAACATTTGCAAACAAAAATTAAGACTTAATTAAAAAAAGTTAACAAATGTCTTGACAAATGATAAATTATTTTTACATTTGTATTGTCATATCGGGAATAGCAATTGCTTGCTCCGGGAAATGACAGCAAAGGATTTGGAAAAAGTAGCGCCCGCAGTCGGCAAACATACGGGCGCTTAAATTACATCTTAAATGCAATTTATTATGAACAGGCAAATTAAACAAAATCTTTCTGCACAACCTAATTGTTGCAGAAATGCTTATTCTGGAAACATGTATGGTCCATCTGACCTTTCAAGATTAGCTAAGGATTCAGGCTGCATCAGGGTTTTTCTGAGCAACGGGGAGATGATAGCATTATTATCCAATGGAAGATCTGAAACATTTATCGAACTTGAATTCATCCCTCTTGAAAAATGGGTATCAGGTGAATTTATAGAGGGAGAGGTCACTAGGCAGATAGTGTATTTCCAGGAGCAGGAATTCCTTCATGGCATTGATTCTAGGAAAATTCGTCCTGGTGATTGGGATTATGACATAGATCATGAAGTAGAGGATATACTATCGAACTTAAGTGATTTTTATACCAAGAAAATGGAGGTTTGCCATGCGTAGATCAAAAAGATTATCTTTTGGCGATGTTTTAGCGTGCAATCGCCCGCATACTCAAGAGCTTGTAAATGAGCGTTGGGTATTCCTTAAAAGTGAACATGAACGAATGCAATCCAAAGACGCCATCAAATCTATGGCAGTGATAATTACTGCTGGATTTGTGTTCTTTGCAATAATTGCATTGATCTGTATTTTGAAACACTAACACACGTATATACATCTTTGACAACTAGGTTCCCCTTGCGCCCATCGTAAGGGGTTTCTTTTTTTTTAACAACTGCAGGCTCCGCCTCCCTATTACCAAATACGGGAATTAGCAGAAATCCTACCTAATTTTGTCCCACAAAAATTTAATTACCCGCGTCACCTTAAACGGTTGATCATACATTAAATTTTAACGATATAGCCATGGTTAAATATATTAATTATTTGTTGGTACGGCTGAATAGCGCAAATTCATTGATATATTATTCAATAAGGGCATTTTGTCTCAAAAAATTGATTTTGTCTTAAAATCAAATTGATTATTGTGGGACAAAAAATCATTACCTAACCTATCGTTAAAGCACTTTTTTAGGTTTGTCCCACAATAATTGGCATTTTTCAGGACTTTTGTAAAAAGGGAAATGTTAAAATTCATAATGTAAATACGCAACCGATTGCGCTATTAAAAATTAAAAAATAAAATATTACCCTTAGTGAATATTCTGAAAAATCTGATATTATTGTGGGACAAATCAAGGAAACATACGTAAAACCCCTGATGCGCAATCAGTTATACCAGTTTTTTATTCTGGTACAAACCTGTTTGATTTTGAGACAACTCTGAGCCTTCCCGCTTCCTAAATAGTTAACAAATGTTTGCAATTGTTTCTATTTTAATGTTGCATATACGCTTATTTAGGAAACTTCCTATCTTTGATTTAATTGCATTAGCCAGTCAAAGGGCAAAATGTAATATATGTTTTTAGTGTTTTGCTATGTCAGAAATCCAGTTACAAACTTCATGCTTCACTTGGCTTTGGAATAATTACCCGCAGACACGCAGGTTATTCTTCCATGTTCCTAATGGTGGGAACCGGAATGCGATTGAAGGAATGCAATTGAAAGCTTCCGGAGTTGTAGCTGGAATTCCTGACTGCATCCTTGTTCACCAAGGCCGCTGTTATGGTTTTGAGTTCAAGACCGCCAATGGCAAGGTAAGTCCAGTACAGGAAAAGGTTCATCAGGCATGGTTAAATGATGGCACACCTGTCTACATCATCAGGACAATCGAGGAATTTAAGTTGAACATCTACTCGATCATCGGGACGGTACAGGAAAGGAAGGTTGCCTGATGACTATAACCGCTAAGCTAAACTATGTCAAAGTAAACCATCCTGAAATATACGAGGAGTTGGAAAGGGAACTACAAGCCGGTAAGATTGATGTCTCTCTGGTCAGCAGGCTATCAGAGTCAATCGAACCTGGATATTATAGACCACTTTACCTGATCACTTCCGTACTTCTGCTTTTTAGTCCCGCTACAATAAAAGCTAATTCCATTATAGCGGTAGGTGTAAGTGATTTGCTTTGCGAAGCTCTTGGAGTTGGTAAATCTGCCATAAGCAATAGACTTGCAACGGCAAGGCATTATTACAATAATGTGAGATGGTTCCGTGATAACGTAGATAGAATAGTAAAGGAGGTGAGGGGTGAGTAAATTGACGGATAAGCAGCAAAGATTTATTGAGGAGTATTGCGTTGACTTCAATGCAACTCAAGCAGCTATTCGTGCTGGATATTCTCAAAGTACTGCGAGGGCAGTTGGGTGTGAGAACCTAACAAAACCTAACATTTCCGAAAAAATCAAAGAACATCTTGAAAGCTTAACACTTTCGGCAGAGGAAACAACCAAAATGATTGCTGATATGGCAAAAGCCAACATCACCGATTATATGGTTAAGAAAACTGTTGAGCACACTCCTCGTGTCCGCAAAGGGCTTCAGGAACTAATCGACGAGTTGGAATACAAACTTGAGTTGGAAGAAGAATTTTGCGCTGAAAAAGGTTTCACTGAAAAGGAATACGATGACTTCCAAGAACAGCTTCAACCAATCAGAGATAAAATCCTTCGATATCGGATTGAATTGAGAAAAAATCCTGATGCAAGTAGGATCGTAAATGGTGAAACTGAATTCATAGACACTTTTGACTTGGATATTGAAAAAATCAAGGCTGATAAACAGTTTGGTAAGGTGAAATCATTCAAGCAAGGTAAATACGGGCTTGAGGTTGAATTATACGCAAGTGATGCCGCATTGGATAAACTTGCTAAGATCCATGGTTTGTATAAAGATAACTTGAATTTAAAAGGAGAATTAAACGGCAGCATCACGCCTGAAAATTGGTTGATGCTCCAGAATAAGAAATAACACAGCGCAGTTGGGCAACACTATCTACGGGTTAGATTGAGTGAAGTATAAACACAATAAGGGCTTGAAAATGCTCAAGCAAGGGTGATAACAGGTTTTAGTTTGCTTTATCCTTTCATACATCCTATTTACCAGCGGGGTTGCCTTGGGTTGTGGGACATAAACTTTAAATATGAGAATAATGGGAATGACAGAACAAACAGCAAGTGAAATTAAGGCAACTTCGAATTCAAGTTTCATAATTGATAAATCCAAAAGACCGTCAGCTGAGAAAATCATCGAGTTTTTAGATCAACCCTTTCCGAAAGGAGAGTCGTTTGATCGTCATGTAGTATTGACAAAGGACGGATTCTACAGCTTTTTAGATAATATCAAGAACCATTATGAGGATAATGGATTTATTGTATTCGTCGGATTGAGTAATAGATCAACATCTTTCAATAAGAATGAGATTATAAGATTTCATTCAAATCATTCAAGCAGATAGGAAATGGTAACCGTAAAACCTCAGTTCGAACCACTTTACAAAGATAAGGACCACTTCATCATTTTGGCGACAGGTGGTCGTGGTAGTGGTAAGTCCTTTGAGGTTTCCGCGTTTATTTCCCGCTTGACTTTTCAGCAGGGGCATAAAGTCCTTTACAGCCGTTATTCAATGAAGTCCGCAGATATTTCCGTTATTCCAGAAGTACGGGGAAAGATCGAATTGGATGGAGTATTGGACAAGTTCACTATAACTGCCGAGGATATCGTAAATAACTTCTCAGGAAGCTCAATAATGTTCCGAGGTATAAAGACCTCATCCGGTAACCAAACTGCGAACCTAAAGTCTATTGAAGGTCTTACGACGTTCGTTGGTGATGAGATGGAGGAATGGCAAAGTGAGGAAGATTATGACAAACTTATACTTTCCATAAGAAAGAAGGGAATTCAAAATCGGGTGATCCTGATCATGAACCCGTCGGATGATAGTCATTTCGTTTACAAGAAATACATCCAGGATACGCACCGTATCGAGATAATTGACGGGGTCGAGGTGCAGATAAGTACACATCCTAACGTGTTGCATATCCATACCTCCTACCTGGATAATATTGAAAATGTTAGTGATACCTTTCTTGCGGAAATTGCAGAAATCAAAAAGCGAAGCGAAAAGCAAGCCCATCAAGCAGCAGTTGCGGAAGTGGGAGCAGGCAAAGAGGGAACTGCGGAATACAACAAGGCATACCGTATTGCATTCCAACGCACCAAATATGCTTATGTAGTTATTGGCCGTTGGGCAGATATAGCAGAAGGTGTAATTTTCACCGATTGGGAAGAAGGTCTATTTGACGAATCGTTACCTTACCTGTACGGTCAGGATTATGGTTTCTCTATCGATCCTACCACATTGGTAAAGGTGGCTGTAGACGAAAAGCGAAAACGCGTTTATGCTAAGGAATGCTTCTACACAACAACTCCACTTAAAACAGAGGGAGTTTACAATATGAACTTGGCGCATATCGATCAAAAGGATGACCTCATTGTTGGGGATAGTGCGGAGGATAGATTAATCGCTGACCTTGCGGATATGGGACTGAACATTGAAGAATGTGAGAAAGGACCTGGTTCGGTTAAAGCGGGAATTGCGGACCTGATGGATTACACGCTTATTGTAGATCCTGATTCAGTGAATATCAAGAAGGAATTGAAGTCCTACGTTTGGAGCGATAAGAAAGCAAATATTCCAGTTGATGCTAATAATCATACCATCGATCCGATTAGGTATGCAAAACGCAGGTTAAAACAGGGATTGGGAATAAAAGAATTGACAAGTGATATTTTATCAATGTTCGGATAAATGGAGAAAGAAATTATAAAAACCACCACGGCAACGATCGAGCCGAAGGTAATAGAGGAGTTGGGTAAGAGTGCTGCAGTTATATACGATGCGAGTGCAGAGATTGATATTACCAAGCATAAGATATATGACGAGGGGGTAAGGCCGAAGAAGCTGGTAAAGAAAGACGGGCAATCGCGTTACATAGATCCGGCACGGCTACCAATGGCATTGCAGGATATCATTGTCACTCGTAGGGTTGCTTTCATGAACCTGGGCAAGGTAAAGCTTTTTGCAGAGCCTAATGGACAGCAGGAGGAGCGCGCTTTCTCTTTGTTGCAACGCCTACGTGATAACAACAAAGTAGCGTTCAAGGAAAGCGAGATCTGCGATATCCTCAACAGGGAATTGCAATGTGCCAAGTTGTGGTATTCTACCGAAGCGACTGACGCAAGCCATTGGGGTGGTTTTTCGGGGGTGAAGAAGGATTTCAAGATGCATGTATTATCTCCAAGTCGTGGCGATACGTTGTTGCCGGTGTTTGACAATACTGGAAACCTAATCTATTTCGGTAGACAGTACAAGCGTAGAAAGAGTATTGATGAAATCCTTGCTCAACCAGAAGGGGAGAAGGAGGTTGAATGTTTTGATATTTACTCGTCGACGCAGTTGGCGAAGTTTGAAAAGGGGGATAGTGATTGGTCGCCGGTGGAGGTCATTCCACTTCCATACGGAAAGATACCAGTTATCTACTACACCAAGTCGCGTCCGATCTGGGCCAACGTTCAACCATTGATCGAGCGATTGGAAACTGTCCTATCAAACTTTGCAGACACCAACGATTACCACGCTTCGCCAACGCTTGTGTTCAAGAATGTTAAGGATGCCAAGGCTCAGGAAAAAGGTGAGAACGGAAAGGCTGTGCTCATTGAAGGCGATAACGCCAATGTGGAGTACGTTACTTGGGATCATTCGGTTGATGCTATCAAGCTGGAGATTGATACTTTGGTCAATGCAATATACTCGCTCACTCAAACGCCTAATATCAGCTTCGAGGAAATGAAGTCGTTGGGCGATCTTTCGGGCGTTGCTTTCGATCGTGTATTTATCGACGCACACCTTGCCAGCCGTAGGGAGATAGAAGGTGGTTACGGTGAGCTTATCCAACGGGGGATCAACCTTGAAATGGCATTGCTAGCGACAATGGACACAACATTGCGTGGAGCATTTTCCACTCTATCGGTCACCTTCGAAGCACCACACTTTAAATTGGATGACCTGGATGCTGATGTAACGTTGGCATTGCGCGCGTACGAAGGGGGGTTAATCTCACGTTCTACTGCAATCGGAATGTCAGGTTTGGTTACTAATGTAGAGGATGAGGAAAAACGGATTGATGCGGAGAATTTGGCCCTGGGAAAAACTGAACAAAATGGAAAAGAATAATTGCAGTAATTGTGTGTTTTTCACGCTTAAACGCGGTTCTTCGGGGTCATGTAGCCGTCATTCATTAGCAGTTACCGATACAAATAGTGGAAAAGTGGCCCACCTAACATTAAAGACATTCAAGAAGTATTTGTGCATTGAACATAAGATTAGGATATGAAAAAAGACATTACAATAGTTGGAAGAAAACAGGATGTTATCCTTGATAAAACACAGGACATCATTGCAGAACGCAGTATTGATGAGTTCTCGGATATTATTGTTGAGGATAACTATGTGATATAGTTTCACAAAGGTGTTTCGCGTAAGCAGCCCTTACTAAACAGTAGGGGCTTTTTTAGATATCGGGTTTATAGTAATTTCTTACCTTTGATTGCTAACTCCTCACTGATATAGTTTTCTCTAAGATAACTTAATAACGTGGCGTTTGCTTCTGAAAAAAGTGTGTCGATACCTTTCAATTCTTCTTTAGTAAACCTTTGCATAAATTCTGGGTCTTTAAGCAACATCTTGATTGTTTTTTGCCAATATGCAGCCCCTTCGGTATGTCCGAGTTCGTGTGCTGATTTTTCAAGTTTTGCTAGAACCTTACTTATGACTAAGTTAATTTTGTTTGATAGTTCAATAAACAATACCCTCAAGTTCTCATTATTTTGGGTATAGTTTGGGACACTTTCGGAAAAAAATTTCTCTAAGTGTTTTATCGACAATCTACCATTTTTATTGCTGTTAAGACTGGTGAAAGAATTAATGCTAAAATTATGCGCAAATTGGTTTCTTATTTCTGATAATTTAATCAAATGGGCTTGATCCTCATTATCGATGCCTTTGAAATCTAATAGTAAATTTATTTTAGCATTGAATGATAGCGCTCTGTTAGTGTCACCGAAAGATATTGTATCAGTTCCAGCGAAACCTAACGAGAATTTTAATATGAGATTGATATAATGTTCTACTTGTGTGCTAATATGAATTACAAGAGATCTGTCGGGCGATATGTTTCCCAATCTTATCTCAAAAGATTCCTTTCCTTCTTCTGGTTCTTCCATAATCTATTAATTGTTTTGATAGCCTAAAATACTTCCAAACTACCACATTTCCAAATGTACCACAACTACATGATTACTAAACACTCTTATCATTTGTACAAATGATTTTGCAAAATTATACATTTACATTTGCAAATGTAAAACAATGTCTTTACATTTGATAAGTCAATCCAGCGATTGGCGATTGTCAAGTCACTCCCCACCAGCGAGAAGCTAACCCTACGTAAGGGGGGATGGGGGAAAATACTAAGGATATGGAAAGTAAAACTAAATGCAGTTTCAATATTTCGTCAACCATAATTAATGAAGATTTCCGCGTTTCAACCGCTGCTGTATTTTATAGCGAATGGTTTGGAGATAGGTATCAATTAGAAACTATCGTATTCAGCACGGTTAAAGGCGGTTTTAGGATGAAAATTCATGATGTACCTAGCAACGATAAAGGAATTGAGTATTGCAAAAGATTCCATGAGAAAACAGTTGCAATGGTAAAATCAAAGATTAACTAACCAAACACACACAGTTATGGAATTTAAAGGAACTAAAGGGAAGTGGTATTTACAGGAATACACAGACGCATATACCAATATTATCAGATGCGATGACGGAGTGCACAAAACTCTGTATTTAGCGTCTACTTCGCAATGCACAAATTCAGAAGAGAGATATAATGCTCAAATAATGGCTCATTCTAAAGAAATGTTGGAGATTTTAGAGGAATGCTTAGAAACATTTATTTGCGAAGATTCAAGCGATAGAGAATTGAAAGGTCGTATTCAAGACCTCCTCACAAGAGCAACCACTATTTAAATAGAAGATAGATGGAAAAACAATTTGTACCGTATGAATTAGCGGTTAAGCTAAAAGAATTGGGTTTTGATGAAGAGTGTATATCATTCTACAATCAATCCGGAAGCCTTAATCTTTCAAGAATAGACAGCTTCAACTGGGTTATTAGAAATAGTAACTCTCAAGTAGTCAAATTAAAATGTGTTTCAGCCCCTCTTTGGCAACAAGCTTTTGATTGGTTTAGGGAGAAGCACGGATGGGATTACCTAATACAACATAGGGGTTTAATAAGTAGAGAATATAATTTGATGCAAGCTGGAGATTATTCAAAAACTATTGTTTCTGAGAAGTCTTACAAAACGTACGAACAAGCCTGTCAAGCCTGTTTAGAGAAGCTAATAGAGTTAATAACCATTAAGGACTAACCATGCCAAACACCGCAAAGCAAGAAGCTATACGCAAGGCGTATGGTGAGTTATACGAAGTGATGAAGGAAAACATTAATCACACTACAGGAAGCTATTTAATCGAATCTACTCACTTCTATGATAAAAACGATTTTTACAAAAGAGAATTGTTTGATGTTAGAGAGTACTCGGACTCACTACTTGTTATTACGCCCAAATCCCTACAAGGTCTCGAAAACAACAACGGGTGGATAAGGATAGAGAGTGAAGATTGGTTAAAAGAACATCGTATTAATTCAAGTACAACAAAGTTTTATATAGACGATCCTGATGAAGATTATTTCGACATTGCCATTCAGTTAAATGATAAGGAAGAAAGCATTGTGGGTTTATCAGATTACTTGTTTATGAAGGACATATTAATTAAATCCAACATCAAGGCCACCCACTACCAACCCATTGTAAAACCCGAAAAGCCTATATACTAGGCAAGTTCTTTGAAGATATAACCTATCCAGCTAACTGAGTGCGGTAAGTGAAAATTGACATAACGGTTCGCCTTAGTCACGTCACGCATGGTTTTGGAATGGTGGTTCACCGCTCGCTCCATGCCTTACGACTTACATTCACAAGCCAAGTGAGTGCCTGAGGTTAGGGAATCGCAAGCTGTTTGACCCAGTAGCTTTACCTCCCGTGGCAAGGGATGGATAGGTTTAAAGATATAAAGCAAGGCGTGCGTGCGCATAAGTACACTTAAGATGTCGCCTTCGCTTTAACTTGGAGAGAAACATAAGAAATATAGTTATATAGAAAGTTGAGATTGCCCATATAAAAGGGTATAGAGTAAGTGATGATGGGATTGTTACTAGCTCAAATGGATTTGTAAGGAAATTAAGATTAAGCACAAGTAATAATCGAATTAAGTACTATGTTTTTTCTGTTAGATGTGATGGCATGT